AACCTGCACGGTCTGATGTAATGACTGAGGCTGTACGATCTACGGTAATCGAAGTTCCGTCAGCCTTTTGAAATGTATTTACACCTGCTTCAATGTCTCTATTTAAACCGAGCGTTGAGGTGACTCCCCCTCTAGTGAGGGTGAAGGTTTTCATTGCCATAAATTAATAACTTATATTAACACCAGAACCGCGTGTACCAGTATTAACTGAGCTACGACGTATCGTTAAAGCACTCGCTCCTCTTTTCTTAGAAGAACTGCGAGCCGATGAAGCTCTGTTAGTAGCCCTTACCGCTGTTTTTGTAGGCGGGGGTGGCGGGGCGGGAGGTGGTGGCGGTGTTGGTATTTTAGGGGATGACATACACATGGTATTACTATTCTCTTAGTTTTGGATTAAGGATGTTTTCGTTTTGCTCATAGAGCTTTGAGCGAAGGAAACGCACAACAGAGCGTTGACCATAATGGAAGTCTAATCTCCTAAAATCAGTATCCGTATTAAAATCCTGCATAGGAAACACATCTTCCAAATATTTTACAATTTCTTCTGGTATGGCTGGTTCTTTCATATTAGTCCTTGGTTATAAATCATTAAGTTCTTTGGGCATTTTACCCTTATCTATTTCATCCTTAGTTTGAACAAGACACATGGCGTTCCATATAACAGCACCGCCGTGATCTTCTCCTTCTTTATCTTCCATAAAAGCCCAAAGGTGTCTGTATATCGCATCGACATATCGACTAAGAGGTATTCCCTTTTTCCAGTTGTCGCGTCCGTACTTTTTAGCTCCTCCCTCAAAGCGTAGTGAGGCGCGTCGCAAGGCATCAATAGGTAGCAAGGAGGGCAAGCCTTTGCCTTCCATAGCATCTCTGACAGCACCACTATTAAAGTTGGTACGCTCTCCAGAGTCTGGTAAATCTATATTGTTGGTTTCCATAGTTCTTTTATTGTGTGGGTTTTAGTATCATAATCTTTATCGCGAAGTATATAAGCAAGCCTAGCAGTAAGAAGAGCAACATCTTCGGTCATACCCTTAGATTCATATATATCTACTACGCTCTGCCAGTTGTAACCTTTTTTATCAAGTAGCTTTTTGGCGGTGATGACTCCTATTCCCTTACAGCCGCCATACCCATCAACGCTATCTCCAGCAAGTGCCTGTATCAAATGCCACTTGTTAGCATCTTCCTCTGATGTATCGTGCATCTCATCTCTTAAAAAGTTGTACCACTTGCAAGGTAACGTGCCAAAGTCTTTGTCTCCAGACACCGCTATAAAGTCTGGATTAGCTGTGCAAAGAATACCTATTAAATCGTCAGCCTCGATGTTAGGAAACTTAATGCCGTTGTGCTTATTAAATGTTTCTTGAATAAGAGCTTTAAGTCCAAGAGGCTTGCGCTTATCTTTTCGATTAGCTTTGTAGTTAGGTTCTAACTCGTGTCTAAAAGTGTGGCTGTCACTGAACGCCATCTTGTAGCTATGCGTATCAGTCTTCTTTAGTGCAGTCTCTACTAACTCATCTACTTTTTGATGAGCTTCGATAAGGCTCATGTGTAACGTAAAGATGTCATCATCCCATCTAACCTCTACCTCTGATCCAAAGGCGGCACGATAGACAATCATATCTCCATCTAATATTGCTGTATTCATTTATGTTTCTTTATTGATATGTAAGGTATTGTTAAAAGGTCTTTAGGCAAAATAGTTGTTAGAAGATCGTGCCTACCCCACTTAGTTCTTGAGTACATTTTATAGAGGCTGTCTTTTGCACTGTCTACCATAATGCTTTTGTCTACTAGATTATCACACAGAGTAACCAGATCGGTGCGCTTTACTAAAATAAAACCCTTTGGTCTTTCAAAGGCAATGTGAGTACAGTCCCCATAAAGCCACCCCTTATTTCCTTGTACGTTTTTAAATTCAATCCATATAGTTTTACTATCTTTGACCGCTTTGACATCAACCTTAAAACTAATGTCGCAGTGAAAATCTATGTGCTTTAACTCTTCTTGAAAGTTAGCCTTTACTATCTCAGATTCAAAGAACGAATCTACATTAGTTTTAAACACATCTTCGGCTTTGAATCCTTGTTCACTGCACCGACCAGTAGAGTCAAACTTGTTTTTATATGTCATTTACATTAGTGTGTTTCTTTCCAGTTGTTTCCAACTTTGTATTCACCGTCTAGGCGGCACTTAAATCCTAAAGTCTCTCCTGCTTTTCTTATCGAGTCCACATACTGTTGCCCTAGTTCATCGGCATCTAACGGCGCACAACTAAATTGAACCTCGTCGTGTACGTTTGCGTGTAGCTCAAATAATTTACTAGCAATCTTGTTAAATTCAATAAGCGACTGCTTCATTATAACCGCCCCTGCCGACTGTAACAACAAGTTGAGCGCACTGTGTGCGGAACGACAGGGAAGAATACGCCCATCAATACCAGTGAGAGTTCCTTTTGTATCCACCGCTTTTGCTACTGCATCAGTCAGCCTTTTAATAGCAGGGGTCTTAGACATAAAAGATGCTTTGAGTTTCCTTCCTTCCCTGTTTGATCCTCCTACGATCTCACCAATCTTGGCATCACCTGCGCCATAGAGAAAAGCGTATATAAATGTTTTTGCCTGTGATCGATTCTCTAACCCTGCCGCAAGTTGATTAGCTGTGTGAATGTCGCCCTCAAGTATTTCTTTTTCGTATGCGCCTCCATCGAATGAGTGAAGGTAGTGAGCAAGGCAACGTAGCTCTAAGCCAGAAGCATCACAGCCAACAAGAACTTTGCCTTCTGGTGCAGTAAATAAGCTACGACACTCACTGCCATAAGGCGCACGCACCGCAGGCACTTGTGCCATGTTCGGACGTTGGTGCGTACACCTGCCACTAACTGCGCCGTTTGTATTTATGCCGCCATGAATCCTCCCATTCTTCTGTAAAGATTCCCACGCTTGCTTACCCTCGGATAGTTGCCCAAGGCGTTTAGATACCAGCAAATATTCTAGTAACTTATCCGCTTCTGGAGTTCCTATACCTTTCAATACCGCCTCGTTAATCTGCGGTCTCTTACCATCATACGCCTGCGGCTTCCATCCACGCTTCATTAACCTATCGGCTATTTGATCTCGACTGCCTGCATTGAATGGAATTGTTTTTACTTTGTTTTCACCCTTCTTAACTTCTTTTGCTTTGTATCCATTCTCCACTGCCTGCTTCTTAGAATCCCAAACCTTACCATCGTCTGTTACCCAGTGAGTAGTCTTCATTGGTATCACGGTAGGCTCAAAAATTTCTGCAAGCTGTTCCTTTAACAATACTCTTTTTACTAAAAGTGTTGCACACAAAACAGACGCGGCTTTACCATCGAAAGGAAAACCAATAGAAATATCCCTTCCCGCTCGGAAGTCATTAGCTTTTAAGTCTGGAAATATACATCTAGCCATAACCACCGTATCAATAACTTTGTCTTTTGGCTGTAGACCAAAGGCACGCACAGCAGGATAATCAAAACCTATTGAGTTATGTCCTATGATTTCATCAGCTTTTTGAAGCAAGGCAATGCCTTTATCTATGTTGCCCATCTCGGTGCTGAACCTATACTCTAATCCAACTTCATCAATAGCACAGATGCAGTGAATGGTTTCAAGATCAGATAGGCGCGTCCAGTCTGATATGCCATTTGTTTCAATATCAAAAAATAATTTCATACTAAAAAGGGTTGGTTGTTTCTGGTGCTACTTCGTTCAACGCACCTGTTATTGAATCATATCGAAGACACGTAGCTATCCCTGTCTCGCCGCTAAATCTATTTTTAAGCACACGTACAACCGTATCGTTTTTGTTCTCTTCGTCTTGTTGGTTTCGCTCCAAACCTATGACCATATCTGACAACTGAGCTATGGCGGCACTTCCTCTAAGCTGACTAAGTGATGTGGTCGCTCCATCCTCGTGTCCCCTTCCCTCTGGTCTCTTTAGGTGACTAACTAGAATCATTCCAATTTTTGTCTCTTCAACTAAACTCCTAAGTTTTGTCATAGTGTTATCTATCAGCCGACGCTCATCTCCATCTCCTATACCAGACACCACAATAGATAAGTGGTCAAGAACAACGTACTCAACCTCCATGACTTTTGCCATGTATCTAATCCTGTTAATCAGGTTGTCTGAGTTAGTTGAACCCCAATGGTCATAAAGATAAAACCTACCACTGCCGACCGTCTCTTTAAATGCTTGTTCCAGTTCCTCATCGAAGGGGTTGTCTTCAAGATGCAATAGCTTGTTAGTGTGAATACCAAGTATGCCTTGCGCTGTTCTTTCTAAACTTTCTTCTAACGCAATGTATCCGACCTTCTTTTCAGTTGTAGTAAGTATGTTGTGAGCTATCACTCGGCACACTTGAGATTTTCCTATGCCACTACCGCTACAAAAACAAACGATCTCACCTTGTCTAATTCCTCTGGTCAGCTTTTGTAATCCAAAAAATGGATATGGAATACTATCGTTTGCTTTTCTTTCTTTAAGGCGATCCAGCATATCAACACCAGATACGATGTCATCTGGACTCCACACTGCCGCTCGGTAGGTAGCCCAAACAATGTCTTTACCTTTACCGTTGAGGAGCATTTCGTTAGGGTCTTTCAAAGACAACTTAGCAATCTTTGTCTTACCCGCTGGGAGAATATTACAGACTTCCTCCACTGCTTTGTTTCCCTGCTCGTCGTTGTCGAACATCAGGACGACTTCTTCAAATCTGTTTAGCCACTCGTAGTGCTTTTTAAATGCCGCTTTTGCGGAGTTGACTCCAGAGGGAAGGCTTACGACCTCCCATTTATTTTCAAATACCTGACTAACGGTAAGGCAATCTATCTCTCCCTCGGTGATAACCAAGCGTTTGCCGCCATTAGGACACAAGTGCTGACCATAAAAATAAGTAGGACTACCCTCGCAACTGAAGCTCTTATCTTGATACCTATACTTTTGAGCTACAACTGCTCCATCTAAATTACGATAGGTAGCAATATGGCAATCTTTTCCTTTTCGATTTCCTATTTGATAGCCAAAGTGTTTGCAGGTCTCTTTGTTTATTTTTCTTGAAGGTATATCTAAAATTCTTCCAGTTATAAAATCAGTGGTGGTTTCAGGCATTGTTTTTGTTTCTTTGTTGTTTGGTGTAAATTTGTTGCAGGAGAAACACTTGGTAGCTCCGTTGGTGTTTATACTCAGTGCGTCACTACTGCCGCAATCTGGGCAAGGCTGGTGAGTTACTGCCCATTCTAAGTCATCCATTCTGTTGGTATTGTTTTATGACACCACTTAAATCCTTTCTTATCACACCAGTCAGCGTAACTTGTTTTAGATCGAGCGGTAAGTTTGTTATGTGCATTTTGGAAACAGAATCTAATATCAAGCTCTGGGTGTGCTTCTCTAACTTTGAGGTGTTTTGTTCTATCACTTCCTAGCCATCGTCCTTTGGCTTCAATAATTATTCCATTAGGTAAAATGAAGTCAGGTGTGTACACGCAATGACGCGTATAGTCCAGCTTCAACGTCTCGTAAGTATAAGCCACCCCCTCCGCTTCAAGGGAGAGGGCGACTCGATACTCAAACTTAGACCTAAAACGGCGCGGCTTCTGCTTCGTCTTTTTCAAACGTCTCGTCGAAAGATTCACCAGTGCCGACGTAGCCATCTTCTTCGGAAGTAAATCCGAACTTACCAGTGTACTCTTTCAGTTCCAGAAGCTGAACGGCTTTCAATCGAAGAGTGTAACCGAAGCCAATCATATCCGTGTAGTAGGGTGCGACTTCAACGCCTAAACGCAGGCGAGAACCAGAACCAATCTTAGGCTCATCACTTATTTTTTGCCCCTTACTGTCATATAGTGCTACAGAAAACACAAGAGTTTCACCTTTACTGGTAAGTATCTTGTGCTTTTGTTTCGCATAAATCTCAAAGTCACCATCCTCGTTGACACGAAGTGGTTTCTTTTCAAAGACCTTTAATGTTTTCTTGCCGCGCTTCGCGCACTCTTCTTCGTAGGCGGAATTTACTATATCTTTAACCTTCAACTCGAAAGAGTTGTAGTCTCCCTCACTTACGTGAAGTTTACAATCAAACACGCCATTCTCATCGAACTTAGTGTTGGGTGTCACAACGTGCGGGTAGAACGCTACCCCTGCTGGTGTTGTTAGTATTTTACTCATTTACTTTTTACTCCTATTTATTTTTATTTTTATTGTATGCTATTACTAGCAAAAGAAATATTCTGATTTTATAACGTCGCCCACTTTCATTGCACCGTATGGCGGCGGTGGTTTGATTGCTATGTCTGGGTGTCGTTTAGTTACTTGATGTCGCAGGTTTCCGAGAAGGTCAAGCGTAAACATATCCCTAAATACTCCACGAAGAACATCACCAAACAGATCGCAGTTGTTGGCGTGCGTGCCATAGCTATCGTGTATCATAGCAAAGTCGTAAATACCGTGTTGATTTGCCTGTATGACAGACTTAGTTAAAGCGCAGGCATCTAGTGAGTGTACAAAGTTAGGTGAGATGCCTTGTTTCTGTCGGCGCGGTGCTAACTTGTCGGTGTCGCTGTGCCATTTAACATGAGTTGCTTCTCCGTTTACTA